CATATATATATATAAATAATTAATTTCACTAAAATTTAATTATTTATAATCCTGTTAATTTTGTATCACCTGTTACGTCTCCACTTTGACTATCTGATATTGATTGTTGCATTGGACCTATTTTTTCTAATTCCTTTTCATTTTGTATTGAAAATTTTAATGGATATACTAATAAATCAACATCTCTCTGTAATTTATTTAATCTATTAAGTTGTCTTCTCTCTGCACTATCTTCACTTTCTTCTTTGACTTCTCTAGATAGAAACTTACAACCATCAGAATAACCTTCCTTTATACTGTACATTAAATTCCATAAAATAAGAGAGATAGAGAGAATAATTAAAATATTAATAAATAATTTACATAAATTCATATATATTACAAATAAATTATTTATCAATTAAAACTTCTTTAATAATATTTTTAGCCACTTTCTTTTTATTATCTTCAGTATTTTGTGCCACAGTGCTTTTTATTAAATTATGATATTCACTATTATCATTACTATCTGATGATTTACAATCTGGATGATTTTTCATCCATTCTGGAAAATGTTGCAATGTTTTACGTCCAACAGTCGATATTGCATTATTCAGTTTCATTTTATTGCTATCTTTTTCCCATGCGTCATTTTCTTTTACATATAATATTTCACGTTTAGCATCACTACAATGTAGTGGTCTTTTTGTTAATTCTAATTGATTTAATCCATTCATAAAAATACGAGTCAATCCATTTACATATCCTAGTTCTTTCATTTTATCTAAGTCAGTAATTTGTAACTGAATTCCCTCTAAAAAATCATTAATATTGAGTGCATCTTTACAATTTTCATTTAAAAATATTTGAATATTAAAACTATTATTTGTATTTCCAATTTTTGGAATAATTTCCGATATTTGTTTATCATGAGATTCTTTTTGTTCCTTTAACATGCTACGTAATTCTTTATTTTCGTTCATCATGGTTAAAAATAATTCTTTAATCGAAGAATTATCACTTTCATTATTTTCAACTATAATTTCTTCATTCATCTTTTTTTCTTCAAAATCATCCGAATTATCAGAAATGTAAACACATTTTTGTTTGTGATTATTTAAACTTTGTCTATGTTTGTATTTTTTTCCACATTCACACACGTATTCTGCTGTGGCGAGTTTTGGCGAGTTTTTGTAAGTATTTGTAAGTATTTTATGTTTACGTGTCAATTGATGTTTTTTAAAGTCACTCTCTTTGCTACATCCATAATCACAACATTTACAATAAAATTTTTTGGCGAGTTTTGGCGAGTTTTTGTAAGTCATGTGTAAGTATTATATACTTACATTTAAAAACGCCTAAATGATTTTTTTGCAAAAATCAATTTTTTTTATCGTAACATACAAAAAAATATATTTTTCGTTTTAGACGGTTTAGCTCTAAATTCAATTTTCCGTTTTTTTTTATTTTGAAAACTTTTTTTTAAAAATCAGTTTTGGACATTTTTTTATGTCCATTTTTTAAATTTTGAAAAAAGGTTTGAAAAAAAAATTAGGAAGCATTTTGTCTTTCACAATTTGCTTTTAAATCATTAATTGTATCTTTCATAGAGTTAACGTCCTTTGTATTTTTTTCAACGCGGCTATTTATTGAAAAACATGGTATCAATGGGTTCACTTTTCGTATTGATGCAATATCACTTTCAATACTCTTAATTTTATTATCAATTTCTTTTGCACGTGTTGACAATCCCTCTTGTATTGATTTTTTATAAATAATGTTGTATATTATTAAAAAAATAAATAGAATATTCAAAGTATTTACTAATGTGAATAATTTCATTTATATAAATATAAGTTATTTTTAATTTTTATTTTATGTATATATAATAATGAGTAATACTATGGATCATATTCGTGTTAAGTATGCAAAAAAATATGTACAATATCCTACAATTGTAAGTAAAAAATATTACACTCGTAATGAGGAATACTTGAAAGCAAGAAATAAAACCCATCGACAAAATCAATTTTCATATTTGGTCTCTGGTAATATAGAATCTATTCCAGGAGAACCAAATACACAAAATAATATTTATAGAAATACTGTAAATAATATAAATTGTGATAATGTTGAAAATGCACCAAATAATTACAATTATGGAGTACAAGGAGCAATTTCAAATGATTTAAGAATATTAAATTTAAAGCAAGAAACAAATAGAAATTTTCATTCAGAAACTAATATGAAAAAAGATGTTAAATATAAGTTCTGTTTCAAAGGTGGTACTCCAAGTAATATGAGAATTGAAAATCTTAAAAGACATTTATACAAACGTTAATATAATTATTAAATTAATATTTATATTAAACTTATTTATTTCTTAAGAGGTATACGACGGTATAGTTCGAGTGCAACAATACCACCTAATACTTGAGCAATAATATATGGTAATAAATCTGATTTAGGTAATTTACCACCAGCAGCCATCATTACAGATACTGCTGGATTGAAGTGACCTCCTGAAATAGAACCACCTAATAAGATAGCTACTGCTAAAGCAGCACCAATAGCTAATGCATCACCAGTTACAATAATGACATATAAAAAGAAAACAGTTCCTAAAAATTCAACCAAGTATTTGTTCATTATAATTTATAATAATATTTTTTATTTTTCAGTTGCATAAATTGGATTGTATGCTTTTTGTTTGTGATAACGTGTATAAATTGATGAATCATATACATATTTTACATTAGTACTTGATACTGGAACTCCTTCATCATCGCAGTTTTGCTTAATTCCATCGCGCATTTTATTAATTCCTCCAGTAAATACCATATTAGATAATGGATTGGGTCCTTTACAAGCAAAATTAACTCTTGATAAATAGTCACCTGCATTTTGAGTTGCTCTGAATCCTCCAATTCTTCTTTTTTTTCCGTTATAAGAAGAACCGGTATAATTTCCATTCCATGATGTTCTTAATATACTTCTCATTCTTGCCCAGTGACTAACATTATCGTAAATTTCTTTATTACTTTTTTTGAATTGATTACTATTGTTAAAACTTTCTATCATTTATATAATAAATATATATATAAAAAATTGAATTAATTGTATTTTTTAATTCATTGTATATATGGAATATAGTGATGATAATTATATAAGTGACGAAGAAATGGATGATTTATATGTTGAAGACGAGGAACATATAGCAAGTAACAAAGAAGACAATACTTATTATATTGGTTTATGTTTTAAGGATATGCGAAATATGAAAGACTCAATATTGTTACATTTATCTATTTCCAATAAACTATTTTTGAAATATGATTTTAAGTTGATATATAAGTTTTTGAATTGTATAGAGAATATTTCATTTTTGAGTGATTTAGATGATATATTATATCTTCACGATGATTACAAAATAAATATTCACATTATGAAAACTAATTTTCAAGATAGTGAAATTGAGAATGAACCAATTTATAATGTGTTAATTAAAACAGTTTGGTTAAAAATTGTCCAACGAACATGGAAACGCATTTATAATGAACGAAAAAATATTATAAAAAAACGATGTCATATAAGCAATATATATCATAGACAAATACATGGTAAATGGCCAAATGGATTAAATCATTTGCCCGGTATTAGAGATATGAATTTATGAGAAAAATATATTTTAAAAATAAATAAAATATATTTTTTTATTCCCATTTATGTTTTAATAAACGAGTATAATATAAATCCATATCATGATCACTTACTCTCCAACAGTTAAATAATGAGTATCTCCACCATCCATTATAATCATAATTAAAAAAAGTTTCCATTAAACTATCAGTTAATGATATATTTACACCAATATGATGAAAATTAATCATTGGTGCAGCAGTAACTATATCACGGTCATTAGATATACGGTAATGAACTAAATTCTCTTTTTCATCATATGTTTTTCTAAAAGCACCGTTTCCTACACGTGGGCTTGCAAATGAGACAATTACCACTTTTTTATCATTAAAAGCATGTGCTAATTCATATCCAAAAAGAGTGGAAAGAGCAGCACCTAAGCTATGACCAGTAATATAAACATGATATTCTGGATTTTCTTTCATTAATTCTTCAATTGTTTGAACAAGGTCTTCATAGACGCCATTTGTATGAAGCTGATTGTAAAATCCACTATGTACATAAACATCATCCCATAATTTTCTTTTCATGATAGATAAATCATAATACCAGTCATATTTGGATTCACTTCCGCGAAATACAACCGTTATTCTTTTATTAATTTCACTAATTGTAATACCTACTTGTAAATCAGTCTTAGGGTCGCTTATAAATTTAACTACTTTTCCATGTGGAGCATTTTGAGCTAGTGCAAAAATAGCTTCTTTACGGGTGTCATTAATTTTTAATTTTCCTTCTTTTAAATTTGATACAAATGTTTCCAAGGTCTCATCTTTATTTAAAGTAAAAGATTTTTCGTATTCATATACTAACATTGTTAGTCTCGCTAAATCAATAGTATCACTATAACAAGGCAAAATTTCGGTTTTCATTATAAATAATTAAAACAAAAAAAAATTTAATTATTTATTTTTTATTAATTAGGTTGTTAAAATTCGAGGTGCAACATTCATTGTAAGTAATTCTTGAAATAATAGTTTACAAGCATAAGGTATTTCTACATAATCGAAGTCAATTCTATTATCGCATGTTTTACAATGATGAACATGTAGAACGTCATTATATGCAGCAACCATTCCACATTTCTTACAAACAAATACCTGATATTTATCAGAACCATCATATATACGACCTTTTGTAAATCTTGAAGCACCATGACTTATCATACAATCTCTTTCCATTTCTCCAAATCTTAAACCACCATCACGACTTCTACCTTCAGCAGGTTGTCTTGTTAAATTTACCATAGGGCCAATAGAACGACTATGTTGTTTATCATTTACCATATGTTTTAATCTTTGGTAAAACACTGGACCCATAAATATTGTGCTTTCCATTTGTTCTCCAGTTAATGCGTTATATAATAATTCGTTACCATGCTGTTCATATCCATTTTTTAATAATTCATTAGAAATATAATTAATATCTAAATCACTGAAACTAGTACCATCTCCATATAAGCCTAATTCCAATAGTGCCTTACCAAGCAATGTTTCTTTTAATTGTCCAATAGTCATACGAGAAGGAATAGCATGAGGATTAATAATGATATCAGGTTTAACACCATTTGATGTAAATGGAATATCTTCTTCAGGTATTATATTACCAATTGTTCCTTTTTGTCCATGACGACTTGAAAATTTATCTCCAATAACTGGTTTTCTTACGTTACGCGTTCTAACTTTTGCAAAATTATATCCTTCACCATTCCTTTCAATATAATTTTTATCTACATATGTTTCTTCTGATGTACGATAAATTTTGCTTTGATCTTCATATTTTATTACTTTTGTGTGATCATTTCTGTTTTCTTTAATAGGAATTACTTTTGAAATAATAATATCTCTGTTTTCTAGTAATGTATTTTCAGGAATAACTCCTTTTTGATTTACTTTATTGTAGTTACCAAATTTCATTCCTTTTGTTTTAGAAGGGTCTGGTTTACACCTAATTTCTTCATCACCATGAATCTTTTTATCTTCGTCCCTTTCTGTGTGATAAATAGTAGCTTGAAATAAACCTCTGTCAATAGAACCTTTATTAAATAATATACTATCTTCTTGATTATAACCAGTATGACTCATAATTGCAACAATTACAGGAGAACCCGAAGGAATTTTATTTATATGAATAAGATTCATGATTCGCGTATCTACTAATGGTCTCATTGGATAATTTAATACGTAAGCAGTTTTATCCATACGTGAATCAAAATTTGTTACATATACTCCCATTGATTGCTTAGACATAGCACATTGGTATGTATTTCTTGGAGATTGATTATGTTCTGGAAATGGATTACAGGAAGCTAATATACCAAAAATTGTACTTGGGTGAATTTCGCAATGAGTATAATTTTTTTTAGATATTATTGATGGTTCCATTGCAATAATAGAAGAGCCATTTTGTTCATCTGGGTCAATGTATTCGATTATTGTTCTATCTAATTTAATATTTGTAAGTAAATCATTCCATAATAATTCATTAGAACGAAGTTTATCAACAACTGATTTTTTTAATACTAATTTTTTATCTTCAACTCTTAATACAGGTCTAGTTACTCTACCTCCATCGTTGCATATTTTAATTTCTAGACTTGTGTAATCAAATGTAATAGAGGTATATATGTTTAACATACCAGATGTTTTCTTATCTTTCATATATTTGTATAATTTAATTGGGTCATCTTTTACTATTCCTATCCATGCTCCATTAACAAATATTTTTACTTTTTTATATAATTCATCAATATTAATATCTTCAATATTAATAATCCATGATTTTAAATATTCAAAAATAGGCTCACTATCAGAAGATAATGTGACATGAGTCATATAACTCAAATTTTTTACTACACCAACTGACTGACCTTCTGGTGTTTCAACAGGACATAAAAATCCCCATGTTGAATTATGTAACATACGAGGTGGAACTAATTTACCACTTTTATCAATAGGTGTACTAATACGTCTAGAATGACTTAAACTTGATGCATAAGTCAATCTATTAAGTACTTGTGCTACACCAACTTTTGTAGAACTGGATTGTTTTATTCCAAAGTCACCAGTTGATAATGCGCGTTTAATACCATTTTCAATTGTTGCAGATTTAATTATTTTATAAATGTTTGTGTGATTGACAATGCTTTGATAATCAAATGTAGAACGCCATGAACCAGTATTTATCTCTCGAATAACCTGTTTTTGCATATCTTTTACAAGTTTATTAAAATAATTTCTAAATAAATTGTTTAGTAGTGAACCTGTGAGGTCTATTCTTTTATTAGAATATGAATCACGATCATCTTCTTTGTTTAGTAAGCATGCAGTAATTAGTGTACGAGCCATATATCCCAAATAATATATTTTTTGAATTTTATTGTGACAATGTGGAAATAAATCATTATTTAATACTTCTATTGCAAATTCTCTCTTCTTTTTTATACCTTTTTCCTGCTCCATATTTATTGGTGTGTACATTACAGTTGAAGTTATAAGCGATAATGCTTGTTCTTCATCAAGAATATTGTTTGATTCAATAATAGATGCTTTTAGGAAGTTTAAGATAACACTTTCATTTTTGTTATCAATATTTAAACATATATACTTACATATATCTTTATCTGATGTTACTCCTAATGCTCTAAATAATACAAATAAAGGAATAGTGTTCTTCATTCTAGGTATTTGTATATGAATATAATTACCGTATCCATTTGTTTTATTACTAATCATCATGTTAATTTGCTTAGGAGAAATACATTTAAAATCAGGAACTGATTTGAGTTCTGCTTGCCATTTCCATTTTGTATTATTTTTTGAAATATTAAAACAATATATTTTATTTTCTGCAGCTCGTTCTTGACCTAGAACAGTTTTTTCTGATCCATTTATTATAAAGTAGCCACCCGCATCTAATTTACATTCACCAGTTATATCATTAGATATATGTTTATATTGAGAAAGTAAACAAATATTAGATTTTAACATAACAGGTAATTTACCAATGTGAATCTGTTTTAGTTTATTATGAATAATTTGAATATTTTCTAAGTTTTCACCGTTTCTAATTATATATTTTATATTTAAGTCTAATGTCATATTAGAAGAATAAGTAAAATTACGTAATCTAGCTTCTTGTGGAAACATTAATTTTGTTGCACCATTATTTTCATGAATTTGAGGATGATGAATTTGAAAATTTTCAAAATCAACTTTTACTTCAAGTGAGTTTTTACCAGAAATTTCATCAAATGATTGTTCTGATGCAATTGTAACTGGATTAAACATATCAATCGTTTTTTTAATTTGATAATTTACAAATAAATTGTATGATTCAACTTGATGTCTAACCAATTGTTTTAAATGTTGATCTTTAAAATAACTTCCTATAATTGTCCATGGTGATTCAATATATTCATTGATTTCATCATTTTCCTCTAGTCTATTAATATTATCATATTCCAGCTTAGACATTGTTTTTATAGTAGTCATTAAAATATACTATAATCAATTTTTTATATAATTTTATATATTAAAACTATTATGCATATAAATTATAATATTTTTACATAATCATAATTTATATATATGTCATCAAAGAAACAAATTATTATTAGTCCTGAATTATTAAAAAATGGAGGTTCATCAAAAAAAAAGGAACCAAAAGAAAAAAAAATAAAAATGAATAAACCTAGCAAAATTAAAAAAGAGTTTTTAAAAAGAATACAGAATCATAGAAATAAAGTTAAAAATAAAGACGAAAAAAATGATAATGTTGATATTGCATTTTCTTCTGATTTTCAAGATTCAATGAAATATTTGATGGAAGTAATGAAAGATAATAAAAAAAATAGAACTATTAAGAATAGAGAATCTTTAAGACCTAAATCTCCTGAAGTAAGTTTATCTATACCTACTGAATTATCAAGTAATAGTGTTCAGTCTCCAATTCAGTCATTACTTCCTTCTCCTGTTCAAACACCAATTCAAACACCAATTCAAACACCAATTCAAACACCAATTCAAAC